CGTACAGCACCCAGCCCTCGATCACGCCGGCCGTGAGCGGCCCGGTAGCCACGGTGATCGTGATCTGGCCGGCAGCCGACATCTTGAACGGAGTGGCGACGCAGGTCGGCACCAGGATCGCATCCGCCGAGAGCGACGCCTTGCCGGTCGCGGTGAGGATCGAGTTCCCCGCCGATCCCGCGCTCGTGCCGATGGCCACCGTTGCCGCTCCAGCGGCAGTAACGGCAGTGGTTGGGTTGACAGCGCCGCCGAACACCACCGCGTTCGCGGGGATCGTGTCGGAATTGGCCGGCGTGCAACTGGCGCCGCCGTCCACTGCGAAGTTGTACAGGAAATGAGCGACCTTGAGGCCATTCGCCTGGCCGGAGAATCCCGGCGCACCGAACAGGCGCACGCGCACCGTTGGGTCCGACGTATTGCCGCCGGGAGCGTTGGTGCCGCTGGCCTGAATCAGTCCCGCGGCGCCGATCAACAAATTCGCCCCGACCGTGCTGGTGGCCACTTTGTTCGTGTCGTCCCAGTAGACCGGATCACCCTCGCTGAACGTGCTGCCATCCTTGACCAGATCGAAGACGCCCAAGACCCTAATTTCGGACGAGTCGCCGGAGTTCTGGGTGTTCACCGAAATCCCGAAAAGGTTCCCGACGCGGCACCCACCGCCGCTCAATAGTGCGTAGGGTGCCGTCACAGTGAGGGTTTCCCCCCGATGAACGTAATTCTGCATTGAAATCTCTCCTTGTTGTTTGTGGATCGGGGCGGCGCATTCGCCGCACTGCGTCTGTCCTTATGCCAAGGCGATCTACTGCCCGGCGTTCTTCTGCATGCCGCGGTAATCGATGGCGGCCGCACCGAAGTCCATGCGCGCCTTGATTTCCACGCCGTCGATTTCGAAGCCCTGCTTGGTTTCGATGTACACGCCCTGCTGCCCTTCGAGGTAGCAGTACTCCACCGTGTCTACTTGCGCCGGGTCCGCGATAAGATACCAGGCAGTAGCGCTGGCAGCGTCGAGACGCGGTTCCACGATGGGCACCAGGCTGCGGACCCACTCGGGCACGACTTTCGTCGCGTCGGCCGAGGCGATGTTGATCGGATACACCACCTGGAGCATGTAGGTTTCGAGCGCCGTCGGCACGGCGATGAACCGCGGAACCAGGTTCAAAGGAGTACCCTGCGGCCCCTTCTGCAGCCGCAGCGCCTTACGGCCGAGGCCCAACGCCACCAACGCCACCGCGTTCGACACGGTGGGATCGATGCTGCTGGCAGCGGTGCTAAGAAGATTGCTGTGTCCGGTCGCAAAGAGCGCGGTCGGGCTCGCGTCGCCAGCGTACTTCGCCGACGGATTCGAAGTGATGATGGCCCACACCGTGTCAGACTCGAGGCGCGCCGCAGCCACGCCCAGCAGGGCGGGGACGCGGGTGAACGCCTGGAGGTCGTCGTTGATGATGACCTTGCGGGTCAACGCCACGATCTCGCCGTAAGTAGCGAGCTGGTAGCTGATGTTGTTGTCGGTGAGCTGCGCCCGGTGATACTCGCCCTGTTCATTGAGCTTCTGCAGCGTGGGCGCGTCGGCCAGCATCACCCGGTTGATGGGCTTGAAGTCGGCCGCCGTCATCTGGCGGCAGAACGGCTGGAACGTGCGCGGATAGGCTTCATAGCCCTGGCGCAGGGTCTTGTTGGCGACGTTCGCCAGGATGGCCGGGAAGTCAGTGGTCGCCTCTGCGCCGCCCTCGAAATACTCCACCCCGCGGGATGGCGCACGGAGAGCCACCTCCGCGATCCGCGTGGCGTCCCAACCGCGGGTATCGATGTTCCGGAGCTGGAGGTACTCCTTGGCCATGTCGATGAGCTTGAAGTTGCGGTATTCCCGCGCCATCCCCTCGGCATCCTGCTGCTGCTTCTCGCCGCAGCCGGCCAGGAGCTGGCCGCTGAGCTGATGCCGGTTGAGGAAGAACCGGCTGTCGGACCGGAGCAGCATGGCGGACTGCATGCACTCCAGACGTTTCACCATCGCATCCTTGCCGCCACCCGACGTCGAGATGGTAGGAACCGGGTTGAAGACCTCGCCCGTGGCGTCCTTCTTGCCGTTGTGTGCCATTGCTGCGAACAACTCCTTGCGCGCCTGATCGACCGACAGGCCATCCTTGATGAACTTGCTCACCATGCTGGGCCCGTCGATTCCATACGGTTGGACGGTGGCGCCCAGCGACTGAATCTCGCTGATGCGCAACCGTTCGGCAGCGACCGCCTCTTCCCGCGCGGCGGCCAGAGCCTGTTCGTTGACTACCCGGGCATCCGCGCCCGTTCCCTGCTGCGTTGTTTCCATTGCAGGTTTCTCCTTTCGCGGGCTGATTGCCCGAATTGCATCGATCACGCCGGTGTCCGGTGTGCCGAAAACTTCCATCTCCCCGGTGGGTTGTGCGCTCAAAAAGCACGTATTGAAATCCGCCGGCACCGTGCACGGAGAGATTTCGAACGGCTCCCAGTCGGTCGCCTTGAACATGCCGATTTCCTGGTTGTTCAAATACGGCGGCTTTCCCTCCGGCATGCCTTCGGTCTGCATGTCGGTCTTCTCCCGCTTATAAATGAACGTGCCGAAGCTGAGGTTCTGGAGAATGCCGGTGCTGGCCTTCCGGAACATCTCCGCGCCATCCGGGTCGCCCATATCGAACTGGAGCGTGGCCATTCCCTTGTCGCCGTTGGGCCACGCGCGCCGCACGACGCCGACCTGGGCCCGCGTGCCAACCTTGCCGGCCATGAGCGACTTGAAGTCGTCACCGGTGAAGTGGGTGTCGAAGACCGGCGCGCCGTTGTTTAGCCGGTCCAGGCGGGCGCCCGCCATGTCCAGCTTGAGCATGTACGGCTCGCCGGTGCCCCGGTCGATCCGCGGCACAAACGCCCCGCTGTACCAGAGAACGTCGATTGTGCCGTCCTTGGAGTTCGCCGTCGCCGGGAGCACCTGCGCATCGGCGGCGAAGACCTCCGACTGGCGTCCCCGATCGGCGGCGCCGTTCATCTCCAGCGCTTCGTTGCCACCTGCTCCGGAGGCCGTAGCGCCACTGCCAGCATCTGCCTGATGAGCCTCTGTTGCCGCCGAAGTTACCGGTGGGGCCAGCGCAGCCAGCGCGTGGGCCCCCTGATCGTGAAGCTGCTCTGTCAAAAGCGGCATCGCTTTTCCCTCCTAGTTCTTCACCGCGTTCACGGCGATGTAATCGCTCTCGCCCAGCTTCTGGAACTGATAAAGCTGCTGCTGAAGCCATGCCAGATGGCCTTTGAACTTGTCGTCGCCCTCGCGGTGCCACTTCGCAAGGTGCTGGTAAAAGTGGAAATTCGACATGTCGTCGCCCTCGTAGCACTGCTTGCAGAGCACCGTGAATCGGGCAACGGCTGCCTGCTCGGCGGCACTGGCATCGTTGAGGATGTCGCCGATCTTGTCGTGCGTGGCGGCTGGCTTGGGATTCACCACCGGCGCGCCTTCCAGGAACAGCAGCCGGCTGGTGAGGCACTTCAAATGTTCGTGGCACTGATCGTGAAGCTGCTTCAAGCCGTCGGCCAGATCGAGACCCAGCCGCTTCACGTCGCGCTCGTCGGTGAAATACTGGAGCATCAATGTAGCCTCGATTCCGATGGCTTCTTGCAGGCCGGTCATTACATCCGGGTTGCCCTTCATGGTTGTCTCTCCTGTGCGTTCGATTTATCCCCGGTAAAGCCGGGTCGTAGACTGCCAGTTGGTCGTCTCGCGCGAGATGCCTGCCACCAGGAGTTCCTTGACCATCCCCAGGTCCTCCTCGGACAACTCGCAGATGCCAAGTCCCTGGCTGCCGGAGCCACCCCCGGTAGGTTTGCTGGTCGGCGTGCGCTCTTCGGTGTTGGCGGGCTGCTCTTGGCCACGCAGCGTAACGTTACGCGGATCGACGTCGAGAATAATCTCGTATTTGTCCACCAGCTTGTTGAACAGTGCGATCTGGGAAAGCTGCGTCGTCGGATCGTACCCGTTCTCCAGCACCGCCTCGAACCACGTCTTCCGGCCCTGGCGGACGTCCTTCAGGACCGACTCGGCGTCTTTCACTGGATCGACCGATTCGAACCGGGGCGCGGTCCACTGGACCTGCTTCAGGTTGATCTTCGGGTTGTTGACCGCCGCCATCGGGATCTTCCCCTGCAGGATCAGCACGTCGATGAACCGCCGCCATACGGGCATGCAGCATAGCGGCATCAAAGTAAGCCACCGGTAGTTCTCAACGGTGTTCCGGAATCCCAGCATCCCGCCGCGCCAAGACGAGTAGTTCACCTGCGACATATCCCCGGTGCCGAGTTCGTAGGGCAGGCCGATGCCGGCCATGATCCCTTGCAACTCGGTCATCTTGTACTCGCGATAGCCGCCCGCCGCCGGAGGGTTGTTGAATTTGACATCCTGGCCGGGCTTCAAATACTCGACCATGCCCGGCTGGAACGTCTCGACCCCCGCGGTGCTCAACGGGTCGGTCCCGGCAATGCCCACCGGATCGCCATCGACGCCTTCCGGTTGCGTCACGAAGGCGGCGACGCAGGCCTCGATCTTCTTGCGCACGCGCTCAGCGTCGCAGTAATCATCCAGATCCCGGAGCGCCATCATCACGGGCGCCAGCCAGGGAATGCCGCGCACCTGCCCAGGCCGGAGCACGCGATAGACGTGCATGATCTGGTCGGCTGGCACCGGCTGGCTGATGATGCCACCGCGCGGGTTGAGGATCAGCACGCCACCCGGGTGATAGCTGAACAGCCAGTACGCCACGCGGTGACCGTCCTCGTCGAACTGGACTCCCTCCATCACGTGGCCGTTGACCAGTCCCATCGTGCGGGCCTGGTCCAGGAAATCCGCCTCCAGCATCTGAAGCTGGAGCGGAACGCGCAGGCCGGAATTCACCAGGCGCGGCCGGAATCGCAGGATGGCTTCCCCGCTCTCTGCCATAGTCCGGACGGTGAGCGTCTGCATGCCATAGAAGTCGAGGCGCTGCGGTTCGTCGCAGGCCTCGGCGAAGAACGGCCACTCGGCATCGATGATTGCGTCGAGGGCGACCGAGCCCGTCTTCGCCTTCGGCACGATTCCCGTTCCCACGACATTGCCGGCCAGCTCTTCGATGGCGCGCGCCGCATACGGGTTGTTCCGAATGAGGTCCCGGCTGCGGTTGCGCAGCCAGATGAGCGCGCCCATCAACTCGACGTTGGCGTCGCTCGATGCGGCGTACCACCCATAGGCGCGCCGTCCGGCGGTGGCGCCGTCGTAACTGAAACGTTGCGCGTGGCGGCGGCGATAGCCCTCGACCAACTCGCCCACCGCACGGTGCACGGCGTAGCGGCCCGAGGATGAGGAACGCGCGGTCCAGTCGCGGCGCAGCAGCGGAATGGGGCGTCTTACCGCCAGATCAGTAATCATCGAATCGCTTCAGCTTGAAACCGGGTTCCAGAATCAAGAAGTCGAGGCCGTACTTCTCCCGGACCTCGTCGAGCATTGCCTGGAGGTTGTTGTACGAGTCCGGCGATACCTCGAAATCGGTCTCGATAACGTAGAGTTTGGCGGTGGGCATCTTCGACTTTGGCCGAGGCTCCTTGGCCAGAGTCATGAGGCTCTTCGGACCACCGTCGCGCGAGAATGGACGGACGAGCCGGCCTATCCGATCCAGGATCGTCACCGCGACTCCCGCCCGTCGAACGTCTCCGCGTCCTGCCGATCCGCCGATGCCAGACGTAACTCCCGCGCCATCGCGTTGAGCACCGTGTCGCTGAAGACCACGTACCGCGATCCTTCCGGGTGGTCCTTGTCTGCCCCTTGTCGCGGCGCTCGCTCGAGCGCGTCGGCGATTTCTGCGACGGTCATTGGTTCTTCATCCTTTCGGTACTAATAGGGCACTCGTGGCCAAGGGGGCATTGTTGGCGTCGTTGGGCTTCCTGCGTGTCCTGGCGCTGGTCATCGCGTTCGTCCTGGCGGCCTTGCGCATTCGTGGCTTCCAGCAGTTGCTGCAGGCGCCCGTTGACGGCCACACTAACGGCGACCAGTTGCTGATCTACTTTCTTCACGGCGGTGTGCGTTCGCGCGGAGATGATGGCGGCAACGGCCGTCAATGTCGTGGGTATAGCGGCAATTAAGGTGATTAGAATCGGGTCGCTCATGCTCATGTTTCTTTCTGAGGCGAAGCCATTCAGTCGTCTACCACCGATCAATCAGAGTTGGCCCCGTAGGGCCGTCCCCACGCCGGTGCCGCGCGAGGCGAACGCGGCTGCCGCTCCCGCCGGTCAGTTCGCGGATGTCCTCTTCGATCTCGGCCTTAGCCTTCCGCAACTCGTCGATGGTCCGTCCTGTGACCTCGCGTCCGTCCGACATCCGCGCCCGCCAGGTCGGGTCGCCGATTGCCTGGTTGATCGCGTCCAGGTTCGCTTGCAATTGCGCCAGCGTTAGAGCCATGCGGGAACTCCGTCGTTCGCCTTATATTCGGGCCGGTTATCTTTTTTCGCGAAGTCCGCAGATTCCTGTTGATGTCCGGGGCAAGAAGAGTGATGAATCGAGGGGCCAGAAAATGGCAGCACCAAAAAGGAAACCAAAATGACACTCTTCGCCATCAACGCCGAAAACACCATCACGACCTTCGCCGCCGCTGCGCGGATTCCCGAAGGCCAAGAACGATTCACTTCCGAGGAGGAGCTTTTCGCCGCCTCCACCACCTGGCCCGCGGATCGCCTGGTCCAGATTTGGAACAGCTTCGCTGGCGTCGCCGGGTTCGGCGCGGACCTCAAACCGGTCAAGAAGTTCACGGACCGCACGGTCGCCGTGGCGCGGATCTGGAAGGCGATCCAAAAGCTGGACGGCGCCGCCACCACCGCCGAACCGGAACCCGCCGCCGCCGCTCCCGCCCAGGCCCCCAAGGCAGCCAAGGGCGCGCGGAAGTCCGCCAAGGCCGCGCCCGCCAAGGCCAAGTCCAGCAAGACTGCCAAGGCCGCCAAGAAGGCCACTGAAGCCGCCACGCCGCGCGAGGGTAGCAAGAAGGCCACCGTAATCGCCATGCTGCAGCGCAAGAGCGGCGCCACGCTGGAGGAGATCATGGACAAGATGGGCTGGCAAAAACACACCGTCCGCGGGTTCATGGCCGGCGCCATGAAGAAGGCTGGGTACACCATCGAGAGCACCAAGAGCGATGCTGGCCGGACGTATCGTATCGCGAAGTAGGCCTGGGCCAGCACGCAGGCCTCCAACGGAGCCGCCTCGCAAGGGGCGGCTTTTTTGCGGGCGGCGCGACTATTGCCTTGCGTTCTACGCGCACCGAAGTGATGAATCGTCATGCAAGGAGAAATAAGCAGCATGGTACGAACCGCAAAGAAACAGACCAGGACGAACGCCACGCCGGGATTCGCCATCGAGATCAAGGACGACACCGAATTGGGTATCGCGATGCTAATCGCGGAAGACGAGGAAGGCCGCTACCAGCCGGTAGCCAGCGTCATCAACATCAACGAGGGCCGCGAGATCGCCCGGAGCGACCTGCGCCGCCGGATGCGCGAACTCGAACGCGGCAACGATCCCGGCCTCTGCCCTCACTCCTATAAGATCTGGGTCAACGGCCTCGAGGGCGACTACCGCGTCGCCGCCGAACTTCTGGCCACCAGCCTCTAAGCGTTCGCCAGCCCTTCCCACAACCGCCGTCTGGCTACCCAAGCCCGGCGGCAGTTCTCGTTTTTCACGCCGCTACCCCCGCCACCCTCGAAGCGCTCACCGCCGCGAACGTTTCTCCGGTGTCTTCGAGCATCGCTGGCTTGCCGGAGAATTCCATAAACCGTCTGCAAATCACATCGCAGTACCGCGGATCGATTTCGAGCACGCGCGCCTGGCGGCCGGACTTCTCGCACGCGATGAGCGTGGTCCCGCTGCCTGCGAACGTGTCCAGGATGGTGTCGCGCGTCTTGCTGCTGTTCCGGAGCGCGCGCTCCACCAACTCGACGGGCTTCATCGTCGGATGCTCCAGGTTCGCCATAGGCCGCTTGATGAACCAGATATCGCCCTGGTCGCGGGCACCGCACCAGAAGTGCTCCGTGCCATCGCGCCAGCCATAGAGGATCGGCTCGTACTGCCGCTGGTAGTCCGATCGGCCCATCGTGAAATGGTGCTTGGCCCAAATCACGAACGTGGACCAGTGGCCGCCGGCGTCGGTGAAAGCCTGGTGCAACGTGTGGAGCTCCGATGAGGACATGCAAATGTAGACCGCGCCCTTGGTCGTGGCCAGCACGTTCGAGCAGCCGTCGCGCAGGAACTGATAGAACTTCCCGCCCAGAGCATCGTTGCCGATCTTGAGCTTCCGCGCCGTCTTGCCCTCGTAATCGACGTTATATGGAGGGTCCAGAAAGGCCATGTCGGCCAGCCCGCCGCCCATAACCTTCTCCACGTCCGCCAGCACGGTAGCATCGCCGCACAACAACCGGTGCGCGCCCATCACCCATATGTCGCCGGGGACCGTGATGGCAGTCTCCTGCGCAGCCGGAGCCGCGTCGTCATCGGTCAGCCCGGAGTTCGTCTGCTCCGGATCAACCAGAAGGACATTCAACTCCTCGTCCGTGAATCCCACGATGTCCAGATTGAAGTTGTCGTCCTTCAACGACTCCAACTCGACGCGAAGCATGTCCTCGTCCCATCCGGCGTTGAGCGCCAGCTTGTTATCGGCCAGCACCAGCGCACGCCGCTGGGTCTCGGTGAGATGGTCAAGAACGATGACCGGTACCTCGGCGATGCCGAGCTTGCGCGCTGCCAGAAGGCGTGCGTGGCCGGCGATGATAACGCCATCGCCGCCAACCAGGATCGGATTCGTCCAGCCGAACTCCATGATGCTGCCGGCGACCTGGGCGACTTGCTCCTCGGCATGGGTCCTGGCGTTTCGGACGTATGGCAGCAGGCTGTCCACCGGCCGGATTTGGATCTGGAGATTACGCAGACGCTCGATAATGTCCAACATCAGCACTCTTCCGTTTGGCCAGTCCGAATATCCGGGTGCTTCACCACAATGGCCGGCAACTCGTCCACGCCCAGTTGCTGCGCCACCGCCAGGCGAGCGTGGCCGTTGACAACCACGCCCTTGGCGGTGACGACGATGGGGCCAGCTAAAAGATCACGACCCGTGGTTGGAATCTTAGCTTCGCTCATCGGAAACTCTACGACGCCTTTCGCTTCGTGCCATAGAAAGGATTCGGACCGTGGTGCTTGATGGCGCGCGAGTCCTGATCCTTGGGATTCAACGCCTGCTCGACCGGCACACCCCGCGCCTCCGCAACCGCGCCGAACGGCTGGCCCGTCTCCGCGAGCACCGGCATCTCCGTGCCGAGGTTCAGCATGCGCCGGATAATCACATCGCAGTATGCCGGCGAGATCTCGCAACCGTAACCGGTGCGGCCGAGCACATGCGCCGCCGCCATCGTGGTACCGGACCCCATGAACGGGTCGTAGATGGAATCACCCGGATCGGAAAATGCCAGCAGGAAAAACTCGACCAGCGCGCGCGGGAACGGAGCGGAGTGCGATCCCTGGCTGGATTCCGTCCGCACCTCGATTACATTGCTGGGCCGTGCGATCCCCGCGTGGCGACCCTCAGAGTCATCGGAAAGACTATTGCGGCTGCTTTGCCACGCCTTCTGGTTCTTGCCACCATCCGCGGCGGCGCCGCGCACGCCGGTGCCCAGCAACCCGCTTCCGGACCGCGACTTCGGATTGTTCGGCGAGTAGTCGAAGCAGTCCTCGGACTCATGCCCGACGCGCTTCGGACGGAACTTGATTTGCTGCTGGCGGCAAAAATGAAAAACTGGTTCGAAGCCGTTCTTTAACCGGTTGGGCCATCCGCCCGGCACACCATTGTCGGTCTTGCGCCAACAGAACTCATCGACGAACCGCCAGCCCCACTGCCGCTTGTGCGCGATCACCAAATCCATCACATACAAGCTGCGCTCGCCGTCTTCCGCGTGGGCCTTGATGTTGAGAAAATACGATCCATCGTCCGCGAGAATCGCCGCGATGTTGGCGGCCACGTTTCGGTACCAGCCGCAGTATTCATCCGGCGGGATCGGACGGAACCCGCTCGACGGATCGTACTCCCGCTGGGTGGCGTACGGCGGGGACGTGATGCAGATGTCTGCGCGCGCATCGGGCGGGAATAAGACTCCTAGGCTGTTCCGGTCCCGGCAGTCGCCGCACACCAGGCGGTGGTTTCCGATCAGCCACAGATCGCCGGGCCGCGTGACCGCCTGGAGCGGGGCCTCGGGGATGTCCTCGGTAACGTCGGGGGCCTGCTCGGGTTCTTCGGGCGCCGCCAGCAACGCATCGAGCTCGTCGCTGGAGAAGCCGGCAATGTCGAGGTCAAAGCCGTCGCTCTGGAGCTGCCGCACCTCCTCGGCCAGCAGCGCGTCATCCCATCCGGCATTCAGTGCGATTTTGTTGTCGGCCAGGATGTACGCCCGACGTTGGGTCTCGCTCAGGTGGTCCAAGACAACTACCGGCACTTCAACGAGGCCCAGCTTGCGGGCGGCCAGGAGGCGACCGTGGCCGGCAATAATCCCTGAGTTGCTGTCCACCAGAATCGGGTTGACAAACCCGAACTCCAGGATCGACGACGCGATCTCCGCCACCTGCTCGGGCGGGTGCGTGCGCGCATTCCGCGGGTTCGGGCGCAGGCGGTCTGTCGGCCAGATCTCGATGTGCCGCGCCATCGCGGGGGTGATGGTGGTGGTCATTAAAGGGAAAGCTGGTTCCATCCAAGGGAACGATTGCTGGACCCGGCTTACGAGCCGTTCCCCGAACCGGAACCCGATCCGCTGCCCGATGCCGGCGCCAGCGCCACGTTGATCTGGAACGACACCACCGCGCCCGCCACCACATCCACCGTGGTCGTCTCGGTCACGCCGTCGCCCACCACCGTAATCACCACACTCCCAGTCTTCTGAGCGACGCCGGCGGCGCTCATGCCATCGGACGCCGCGGTAAGAGTCAGGATCGTCGAATCCGAGGTCGAGTACACCGGCGGATTCTGGAACGTCGCCGGGTCGCCGGCCGCGTCCAACACGTTGGTCAACGTGACCAACAGGTCGCTGTTCATTGCGAAGTTATTGCCTGCCATCCTCTTTTCCTTTCCTTTCGCGCGTAAAGCGCGGACTGCAATTCGAAACCGTGCTACCCTCCGCCGCCTGGGTTTCTTCCTCCCCGAGACGACCGTTCGGCAGCGCTCATAAAATCCGTTCGTCAACCGCCCAGCCCCCAAACTGAATTCCGTATCTATGCCGAAGATCGGCGTGCTTACCGGAACCAGTGTGGACGCGACGGCACCCACCGGGGCCGGGATTGATGCCGGTCGCGGTCGTGGTACCAGGGATCGTGTGGATGGTGTCCCCACCCGGCGTCGCGCCACTGCGTCGCGCCCTGTGCCGGGTCCGGTTGCCCGTGTTGCCTCACACGAGCCGCCGCGACCACGCCACGGAGCGGTTCCCGTCTTTGCGGCGAGGCCTGGACTGCGGTCGGCGCAGCTTTTTCCCCACAGACCGGGCAGCACCGCGGACAGTATGTTCCGCGATGAAACACCGGCTGGTGCATCTTCTCCGCGTGCCCGCCGCAGTTCTGGCAGGCGGCATTCACGATTCCCGTCTGGACGCATTGGCCCATATCAGCCCGTGAACCAATCCCTTCTGGGAATCCTATCCCCCGCGCTGCCCGTTGGCGGCGCCTAAGATCGATGCACTGTCTCCGGCTCGACTTCCTGACCGCCAGACCTGGGAAGCATCGCCTCGATCTGGTCAGCCTGCTTGTTCAATCGGAACCGACCGGCGATCAGCGATTGCAGCGCGGCGTAAGCGTAACATCGCGCGTCCAACGCCTCGTTGCGCGTGCCCGGCTTCTTGATCCACTCGCGATGCGCGAAGCCCTTGCTGTACCGCACCCGGCAGGTCTCGGCCGTAAGCTGCTCAAAGTAACCCGGGTCGTACTGGTCGCTGATCGGAAAGTGACAGAATCCGGGTCCAGGCTCCGTGATTTTAAGCCGCGCGTATAGCGCTTCTTTGGCGGCGTCCACACCGATTACCCACAGCGGCCGATTGTCTTTCGCCTTGCTGTGCATGCGCGGCCAGATCGGTCGCTGCCCCGCTGCGCCCTTGATAGGATACATCCGGGGCGATGCACTCCGGCGCTGCCTCTCGTTGCAAAACCCTTGCACGATGGGCTGGTGGAAACCCGAGTCCACGCATGCCACGGCAACCTCAAACTCTCGCCCACACGGATGATCGAACCGCAACGACAGCACCTGGTCGAACGCGTCCCACAGATCGCGTTGTGCCGGATCGCCGGCCAGGACAATGTACGCGAGGGACCACGACTCCTCGTCGCGTCCCCAT